CCTTACTGGCTAGGTTAACCAGGCAAAATACTTGAGGAAACTCATGAGTGATAGACAAGCAAGTAATGTAATTACTTCAGAAAATTCAGGTGATTTTTATGCTAACAAACTTGGTTTAGCTGATTCCCCTAGTCCTGACCCTGCAGAGACTCCCTCCAAAGAGGTAGAGCAACCTGAGCTGACAGAGACAAAAGAGGAACAGAGTTTACCAGAGGCACAAGAGGAAACCAAACCAGCAGAGGAAAGTGCTAGAAAGCCCAAACTTGAAAAGAGGTTTGATAAAGTCATCAAAGAAAGGGAACTTGCCAGAGCTGAGGCTCAAAAGGAAAGGGAACAAAGAGAGGCTTTAGAAAACAGGATTAGGGAACTTGAACAGGCATCTAAGCCCAAAGTGGCAGAAAATCCTGATAGAGAACCCCAACCTAGTGACTTTACTGATGCATTTGAGTATGCAAAAGCATTAGCAAAGTACTCTACTGAAAAGGCATTAAAAGATAGAGATGTAGCTGAAAAGCAAAAGCAAGTTCAGGCTGAGAGAGAAAAGATGATGACATCTTGGCAATCTAAGCTAGAGCAAGCAAAAGCAGAGTTACCAGACTATGATGATATGGTTGCATCTTCAGATGTAGTTGTATCAGACCAAGTTAGGGATGCAATTCTGGAAAGTGATGTAGGACCAAAGATTCTTTATTATCTTGCAGAAAACCCAGAGGTAGCTGAAAAAATCAGTGGCATGTCTTTGATTAGTGCCTTGAGAGAGATTGGGAAGTTGGAGGCTAGATTTGACAAGCCTGTTGAAGCACAAAAGCCTGCTGTGAGAAAGAGCAATGCACCAGCACCTATTAATCCTATTAGAGGGGGTTCTAATGTTGAAGTGCCAATAGATTCAAATGGAAATTTTAATGGTACACCTCAACAGTGGAAAGAACTCAGGAAAGCAGGAAAGATTAGGTAAATTTATTAAATTAACACTTAAAAAGGAATACTAAAGTGTCTAATAATCTTTTGACGATTTCAAAAATTACCAATGAAGCCTTAATGGTTTTGGAGAACGAACTCACATTTTCGAGCGAAGTAGACCGCAACTATGACGATCAGTTTGCCGTAGTTGGAGGCAAGATCGGGAATACTGTGAATGTCCGCAGACCGGGTAGGTTCATCGGGACAACCGGGCCGGCTTTGAACGTAGAAGACTTCAACGAAACTTCAGTCCCAGTAACTCTCTCAACGCAGTTCCATGTGGATACACAGTTCACCACAGCTGACCTTGCACTATCTCTTGATATGTTTAGTGACCGCGTTTTAAAACCTGCGGTCGCTGCCGTAGCAAATAAGATAGACAGGGATGGTTTGACAATGGCGGCTCTCCAAACAGCCAACATAGTTGGAACTGCTGGAACTCCTCCAACAGGTTTAATCACCTACTTAACTGCTGGTGCTTACTTGGATGCTGAGGGTGCACCAAGAGATGGTCGCAGAGCCTGTATTGTTGAACCCTTTACATCAGCAACCATTGTTGATTCACTAAAAGGTTTGTTCATGCCACAGGAAGCGATTGCAGAGCAATACAGGAAGGGGCTGATGGGTCGCGACAGCGCGGGCACGAATTGGAAATTGGATCAAAACGTCGTAAGCCAAACCTTTGGTAGCTACAGTGGTAATACATTGTCTGCTGACACTACAGCTCAAGTTGGTTACTTGTCAACTGGTTGGTCACAATACTCCACAATTCAGATCAAAGCATCATCTTCAAGCACATTAAATGCTGGTGATGTGATCCAAATTGCTGGTGTCTATGCAACTAACCCACAAAACAGACAGGCTTATGGCTCTGGCAAGTTGCGTAACTTTGTAATTCAGTCCACAACAACAGTTGGAACTGGTGCTACAAACATTACAGTTGCTCCAGCAGTTATCATTGGTGGTCAGTTCCAGAACTCAATCATCATTGGTTCTACTTCTACTACAGCAGTGGTTACACCTTTCAACAACACAGGAACACTATCACCACAGAATATGCTTTTCCATAGGAATGCATTTACCTTGGCGGTAGCGGATTTGGAATTGCCAGAGGGAGTCCACTTTGCAGGCAGAGCATCTGACAAAGAAGTTGGTTTGAGCATGCGGGTTGTCCGCCAATACACAATTAATAACGATAGTATTCCTACTCGTTTAGATGTGTTGTATGGTTGGGCACCACTGTACCAAGAACTTGCTTGCAGAATCGCGGCTTAACCCATTAATTTAAAGGAAACTAAAAAATGAGTAATCCCGGACCAGCAACCACAGTCACAGCACATCCACAAAATGTAACCACTAATCAGGCTCTGCGTTTGATTGGTGTTGCCAAAGGTGTTAACCTTAATGCTGTGGCTTTCACACCAGTACCAGTTGTTAACTCAACTGCTTATTTGCCAAAAGAAATGATTGTTACCAATGTAAACAATGCAGGCTCTGTAGTTTCATTGTCAACATCAACAGCTTTAGGCATCACAACCACAAATGCTGGATCACCATCTAGCTTGTTTGGTGCTTTGACAACTGCACAAATTTCTGCATTGTCAACAGCAGTTTTAGGCACAGCTTATGTTGATTCAAGCTCAACTAGCTTGGCTTATGCTAACCAAACTTTATATGTTGATGTAACAGTTGCCTCTGGTGCTACTGGTACAGGTGATGTATATGTTTATGGTTATGACTTTAGCTAAAAAAGCTAAATAAATTGAAAGGGCTACTCCCAAAAGGGGTAGCTTTTTCTTTTTTAAACAGTACAATTTAATAATCTTAAAGGAAAAATCATGCCCTCAACCACAATATTGCGTGGAAATGTAAATGCATATTTCTTAGCAAATCCCACACTCACTCCATCAGCAGTAACTGGTACTTCAGCATCACAAAGTTTCACAGTACCTGGTCTTTTGACAACTGATGTTACCAATGTTTCATACAATGGTGGTGCTCAAACAGCAGGCATTGCAATTGCAAATGACTATGTTTCTGCTACAAACACTTTGACAATTCAATTTGTGAACACATCTGGGTCTTCAGCAACTCCAGCATCAGGTTCATATTTGGTTGAGGTGCTTAGGAGTGACGGCCCCATACCTGTTAATGCAGTCTAATCATGGCAAATACCAGTGTATACAGACCCATAGGGCAAACCTATGCTGTGGCAGTAACAACAACTGCAAGTAGTTCTCTGAGCATTGTCCCAGTTGGCAATGACCAAATTAACTATTGTGCATTTTTGAATACTGGCTCTACACCTATTGCTATTTCAATTGCTCCTTTAAATCCTACTAGCATCACTCCAACTCTAGCAGTATTGCCTACAGCAGGAAACACTAGCACATCATTTGTGCTTGGTATTTCTATGTCTCAGCCTACTGTGATTGCAGTGCCTGCTAATGGATTTAACTTGAGTGCAGTTGGAACAGCAAATACTTTATATGTAATGCCTGTGGCAGATCAATCATGACAAACCAAGTAGCTTTTACAAATACAACTAACACTGTTCCTGTTACTACTTTCTCTACTCAGCCAGTTATAGCAAGTGGATTTGGTACTTCACCCACAATTAAAGGTGTAAGTCCAAATTGTTTTGCTGTTACTGTTGGGTCAGGGGGAGCGGCATCTGGGACACTCACACTCCCTCCAGCTCCAAATGGCTGGATGTGTATAGCTAATGATGTTACCAATGGTTCAGGCATATTTTTGCAACAAACAGCTAGTAGTACCACATCAGTCACAATGACTGGTTATGGTATTACCACTGGACTTGCAACAAATATGTCTGCTGGTGATGTCATTGTCATGACTTGCATTGCATATTAATTATGAGTGCTCCTGCCCTAACATCTGACCAAAATATCCTGCCAGTTCAGGCATATTTCAATTTAGATGGTAGTTTTAATACTTTTATAGGGCAAGGACAGCCTTTTTATGCTACTTTGAACCCAGTTCAGAGTGGTCTGACAATCACAAATAGCACAATAAATAGTTCCTCAATTGGGTTAGTTACACCATCTTCAGGTGCTTTTACCAATATTAGCACCACAACAGGTTCAATTAGCACAACTCCAAGCAATCCTACAGACCTAGTTAATAAAAACTATGTGGATATGTTTGTTCAAGGTTATGCAATCAAGGCAGAGTGCCAAGTTGCAACCACAGTAAATATTACATTATCTGGGTTGCAGACCATTGATGGCTATACCACTTTGGCAAATGATAGGGTTTTGGTAAAAAACCAGAGCACATCATCACAGAATGGCATTTATGTAGCATCTTCAGGTGCTTGGGCTAGATCAAGTGATGCAAACACTTGGAATAGCTTAATTTCAGCATTTACATTCATAATTAATGGGTCAACTCAACAGAATTCTGGTTGGGTTTGTACCATTACAAGTGGTGGAACATTAGGGGTAACACCAGTTACTTGGAGTCAGTTGGCAAGTGCAGCAAGTTATTTTGCAGGCACAGGATTAACCCTTAGCTCATACACTTTTAGCATTACTCCAGTTGGCACAGCAGGCACTTATGGTTCTGCCTCAAGTGTTCCAGTATTTGTTACAAATGCATCTGGTCAGGTTTCATCTGTAACTAATACCACAATCAGTATTGCACCTAGCCAAATTAATGCAACTATCCCTAATTCTGGACTTACAAATTCCACAATTTCAGGGGTTTCACTTGGTTCTAATTTATACAATTTGACTGCTGGAACTAACATTACTTTTAGCTCTGGCACTACCTATAATGGCTCAAGTGCAATCACAATAAATGCCTCTAGCACAATGGTTTATCCAAGTGCAGGCATCCCTAATTCCACTGGTAGTGCTTGGGGTACAAGTTACTCAACCACAGGCTCTGGGACAGTTGTAGCATTGGCTACATCACCTACTTTTGTGACTCCAATACTGGGAACTCCTCAGTCTGGGAATTTCTCA